GGGTTTAGTGATTATTATCACTATGTTTATGGAATGTCAGGCGCAGTAAATGGATCATCTACAACAACATCATCTGTTAATATGGCAACAGATTCTGGTAGAACACAAAATTCTGCTTGGAACACAAAAACTTCAAGAGGCGATTGTGAATCATTAATGAATTCTAATTTAACTGTTGGTTATATTACGGCAGGAGGTTCTTCAAACACAGATAAACATAATTATGTGACGGAGACAATGATGAATGCTGGAAGCGCACCTGCTAATCCATTGACTTCTGGTGGTACCGCTGGCGGAATTGCAAGTATGTTTGGTGAGTTTAGAGGATGGATAGGAGTTAACACAAGCGGAGCATACATAGAATGGGCAACTGAAACATGGACTTCAGCAGGGTGGACTACTGACGCCGATGGGCAACCAAAAGGTTTATCAAGTAAACATGGTTATGGTTATTGTGCTCAAGGCAGTTATAATGGTTCCGCAACATACAGGAAGTTTAATGATTATACAGGAGGAGGTGCTGTAACTAGTTTTTCTCGCCCAGATACTTGTGGAGAAGAAAATCACCAGGTAGGGCAAAATTGGGGTTATAGTTTAGGATCCTACAACGGTAATCAAACAAACAACACTCAAAAAATAAATTATCTTACAGACACATCAACGGCAATGGGATCTGACACGCAGCCTAAAGGGCATGATGGAATGAGTTCAGGTTGCTGTGGTACGGCGAGTGCCATGTTATTAGGGGGTTAATATGGCATATGATTTTCCAAGTTCACCTAGCGTCGGGCAACAATATTTAAGCCCAAAGGACTTATATCTATATGACAGTAGCGGTTCATGGACCACGATGGGTGACACACAAACAACAAATCCATTTACAAACTCTTTTAAATATAGAACAATTTATACACATGGCTATGTTTCAGGAGGATATAAAGATGTTACTCCTTGGAGAAATGTGAATAGAACAGTACATTCAACAGACACAACAACAAACCTCGGTGATATTTTAGACCGTAATGCAGCATATGTTGATGGAAGTTATAATGATTATTACCAATACATTTATGCTACAGACAATAGTTGGCCAGGAACAGGAACATATACATCATCATTAAATATGTCAACTGAAACCGGTAGAACAAATGATTCAAAATGGAATACAAAGTCTTCCTTAGATAACTATGGTGATTCAGGAGTTATTATTAATTCTTCACTTACAATGGCATGGATCGTTTGCACTGGAACAAATATAGATAAACATAATTTAGTAACAGAAGTTATGTATGATTCGGGGCAAGGAGGCTCCTGTGGAACACCAGGTGACTGGGTGTGTTGTTGGTATGGGCAATATTATGGTTGGGTAAAACACTCAAATAATGGCAATAGAAATCATAAAATAGATTTTGCGACAGAAACATGGAGTTCAGCAGGTTTAACAGTTGGCACAGATGGTTGGGGTAAAGCACTGAAAACCAAAGAAGGTTATGCGTATGTAAAAAATGGTGGCAACATTGTCTCATCAGCATATAAAGTTAATGATAACACAGGTTCAAATATCAGAACTGACCTTAATTTTAATAACGCCGGTGAAGAAAATTATGAAACAGGACAGAACTGGGGCTACTGCTTAGGTGAATATAATGGTGCGCAAAATAACAATTCATATAAAGTAACACATGGTACTGATACATATACCACACTAGGCTCAACTACACAGCCTAAAGGGCATGATGGAATGAGTTCAGCGGCAATGGCATCAGCAGCATTTACTATGGTCGGAGCATTGTATTAATTAAAAAATGGAGGTTTTAAATGGCATACTATATTGCCAAGTTTAAGAGATACATACCATCTGGCGTCAAAGAAATAGTTAGTTATGATTATTATTCAATAATTGAAACTGATGACCCTGATACTTTAAAAGATGTATCTCATGAAGAAATCACAGAATATGAAGCAACAGTTGCAGTTAAATTTTATGGCGAAGTTCGACCCTATCGTTCAGCATATTCAGATGTTGAAGGTTTAGAACCTGATCCGGACGAACTTGCAAAAGGTAAAAGAAAAACCAAGATATATATAACACCAGAAATAGATGCAGGTAGAATTCTATTGATGAAAAGAATATTCAAAAGAAATGTTTTGGATGTTTTTTCAGAGAGAGAAGATCAAACAGGCAAAGAAGAAATCTTAGCAATGATTGATGGGCTAACAACAGTCAAAGATATCTGCTATAAAAAAGAGGAACTTCTTGGTATAGAAATGTCAAAAACACAATTATTGGAACTTGGTTGTTGGGATGAAGCAACAAATTCAAGAATAGGAAGAATGGTATTCACTTTGGGGTTTTAATATGGAAACAAAAGATATTTATGAATTGGTTGAAAAAGAAGGTGCTTGGTCTATGTCGGATTTTCAATCGAGATATTTCGTTGTCAACTCACAAGTTACTAACTATAGAAGGGTAAGACAAGCACTTCTGGAAATAGAAACTAGAATTGCAGCAAAAAAACAAATGGAAAGAAATCGGTGGAAAACTGAAATACAAAAAAAGATTCATCTAAGAGATTTAGCAAATGAAACGGATGAATTAAAAAAAGAACTTATTATGATCGACATTGATCAATGTAATTATGATCTCAGTGTATATGAAAAAAAACACAGGGTGTGTTTAGAGGAACTTGAAAAATTTTGTGAGATTGTGAAAGACATAGTTCCAGATGTTGATACACTTCATACGTATAAAGAACATAATGAAGTTGAAGAAAGAAATTATTGGATTGCAAGAATGGCCAAACAAGCTACCATGGATCTTATGACTATTGGTAGGATCGGGCAAGGCAATTTAGATTCAATTGCAATGATGCCACTTGAAGATCAAGGTGAGACTATCAAAGCTGCTCTTAAATACAATGCGCTTTTAGGTAAAGGTATTCAGGCAATAGAAAAACAGGCACACGAAGAATTGGCAAAACTACCTTCTGGTATGAACTACATCGATGAAATTGTTAACAATCAATTGAAACTTGAAAACAAGGTGACAGGTGAAGATATTTAGTATACCGCTTAATCCAAAATTAAACGAAAAACAAAGTGTAGATTTTATAAATTTTTGCAGTGAATATAAATCCCACATCTATGACATATATTTCACTTGTCGTATAGCACCATTTCTACAAGATGCAATGGGTGATATTTTCATTCAAACAGAAGATAATCTTTCTGCTATTGAAAACGCTTTGTTTATCTCAGAAAAAACTGGAATACCACTCTCAGCCACCTTCAATAATATCGAAGTTAGGCCTACACAAAAAAATCTGGACACTTGGATTAAAAACTTTCGAAAGTTATACGACCGCGGCATACGTTCAATAACTATACCACATACGCATTGGGTGTTAACTGGGCAAATTCAATCTGAATTTCCTGGTGTCTTCATAAAAAATACAATACTTCGAAATGTCAGAGAACCAAATGAAGTGGCAAATTTAGCCAAAGCAGGATTTCACTATGTGAATCTTGATAGAGATTTAATGAGAGATCATAATAGACTGAAAGAAATAAAAAGAGTTAAAGATAAATTCAATATTAAATTATCACTATTAGGTAATGAAGGTTGTCTAGGTGGTTGCCCAGTAATGGATGAACACTTTCAATTTAATAATGGGCGAACAGAGGGACCACAGTATTTCAATGATGCTATCAGTAGAGTTAGTTGCCCAAAATGGGACTACACCGACACAGCAATACCCCTAAAGACTGCAAACTTTCCACCTTGGAGGGAAGATTGGATTGAATTTTTAAAATTGGGTATTGATGTTTTTAAAATGCATGGAAGAGAGAGTGTGGATAGACTATATGAAACTTTTGATATCATCAAAAGATTTGCAAATGATGAAGAAATACTTTTCGATAATTTCAATGAATATTTAGAAGAAACAAAACTTAAAGAAAAACCAATTAATATCTGGCGAAACAAAATTAAAACATGTAAATTTGATTGCTGGGATTGTAACTATTGCGACAAAGTTTGGCTAGCAAAGGGTAATAAAGTTAACGAAAAGATTTCTTTAGTTGCAAAAGCAGTTGTTGACTCAATAAATTTACCTAAAATAAATGACATTGAAGGGCTTACAAGTGATAGAACTAAAAAATTACTTAATGCTTTGGGTAAATTAAGTACAAGTTATTTAGAAATAGGAGTTTTAAACGGAGCAACATTTTGTAGTGTATTGAAGGATAATACACTAAACGCATATGCAGTGGATGATTGGAATCATATCGTACAAGCGGCAAATGGAACAACAAATATACAGTCAAATAAAGAAAAGTTTATTAGTAATGTAAAAAAATTTAAAGGTAACAACAAGATAAAACTTTTTGATTCACATTTTTTGAATGTAGATAAATCAACTATAGATTATATTGACTTTATGTTTTATGATGCTGATCACTCAGAAGAGTTGACTAGAGCCTCTGTAACTTACTTTTCAAATAAGTTCACTAATAATGCAATACTTATTTTCGATGATGCCAACTTTGATGGTGTTGTTTCAGGCGCATTAAAGGGTATTGAAGACTCTGGTCTAAAGGTGTTGTACCAAAAAATCATACTGAATGATATTGAAGATGCGGAGCAATGGTGGAATGGTTTATTAATTGTCGTTATAGGGAGAGATTAAAATGGAATATTTGTTTAAAGGGCTTTGGTACGTAGCATTTTTAGCATTGGTAATGTTATTTGCAGCATGGGCTAAAAGAACTAACATCTTTATGCCTTTATACAGATGGATAGCTTTGAATGTTAAATCCAAACGCGCCGTTGTCGCAATTATCAGTGCTATTTCTGGAATTTTACCAATTGAAGGTAGAGTTACTGTGTCAGCGGGGTTTTTAGATACGATAGCACCTAATGATAACAGAAAAAGAATATATGGTATTATCGATTATTTAAGTACGCATCATTATTATTTCTGGTCACCATTGGAAAAGACTGTGATATTACCAATGGCTGTATTGTCACTTAGTTATTTTGACTTTTTGATTTTAGTTTGGCCACTCATTGCAACATGTCTGATTGTTGGGTTGTTCTATATATTTTTTGTTCTTAAAGAAGAAGATATTGCAATTGATTTGGATAAAAAGCAAACTTGTGAACATCACTCGCATGAACAACCTTGGATTCAATGGAAAGTTTTAGCAGCCGTGGCTGGCGTAATTATTCTAGGTAATTTTATAAAAAGCTTTGACACACAAATGTATGAAATCGTGAAGAATAATGGATCGATTGCGTTTGCTACACTGTTAAGTTTTCTGTTTAGTTTTGCAATGGGTAGTTCAAGTAAGTATGCAGGTTTTGTTTCTATTTTATCTACAATTTTTGGCACACAATACTTGCCGTTATTCTTGGCAGTAGATTATGCAGGTTATATGCTCTCGCCTACACACAAATGTTTCGCTGTTGGTAAAACATATTTTGATACACCCATAATGGAGTTTTATAAAGCAATAGCACTTTTATGTGGCTCACTTATATTGGTATCATTCTTAATGGTACTTCTTTGAAAATTCATAAATAGTAATATCAAAAGAAGATAGGTAATTAAAATGTCGACCACTTATACTTGGAAAGTTACAAACTATAAATTTTTAAATTATAATGGTAAAAAAGTTATCGTACAAGTATACTGGCAAAAAACTGGAGTTGATGAAAACAATGTCCCTGTTACTATTTTAGGTATTACACCTTTCACTAGTTTCAATCCAGACAATTTCATTGAATATGAAGATGTGACAGATGAAATTGTTTTACAATGGATCATAGACAAAAACAAAATCCTGTAAGAATGAAATTTTGGTGAAAAGAAAAGAAAGTAGGGAGAAAGAACATCGCTACAAATCTATATTTTAATAACTTTAATTCAAGCCCAGAACAAAGACTTGTTGAGGACTTGATGATCGAAACCATTAAAATTAATGGTGTTGACTGCTATTATATCCCAAACATAAACGAAGCTGCAAGAGACCTTCTTTATGGTGAAGATCCACTTAAAAAATTTACTGCTGCATATCCACTTGAACTCTATATTACAAATGTAGACGGTTACGAAGGTGAGAGGGAGTTCTTCTCTAAATTCGGGCTTGAAATTCGTAACAACATGTCGGTAATTATATCTAGGAGATCATTTGCTCGTTGGGTTCCACAGACATATCACCGCCCAAGAGAGGGTGATTTAATTTACATACCCTTCTTTGCTCAGACTGGTGAAATGTATGAGATTAAATATGTGAATTTCTCAGAAGCATTCTATGTTTTGGGTAACAAGTATCCATATTTCTATAAACTTGAACTAGAGAAATTCAAATATTCACAAGAAACTATCGACGTTGGTATTCCAATTATTGATGAATTGGTTTATCAGGATGCTTACTCAATAGAATTGACAATAAACAAAGCAACTGGCAATGGAAACTTTATACGTGGCGAATCTATACATAACACATCGAATACAGTGTACGGTACTGTGACAGATTGGAATGCAAATACGGGCATTATAAAAGTAACCGATCTGTATGGAACTTTTGCTAACAGTATGCTTCTGCGTGGAAATACAAGTAATGCTTCCTACACAACGACAGCATCACCAGATGAATTAAAAGATAATGAAATACGAGAAATGTATGATAACAAAGTAATTCAAAACGAGGCTGATATAATCATCAATACCTCTGAAACAAATCCTTTTGGTAGAATATCATGACCGCAAATTACAGTTATCATAGAATAATCCGTAAACTAATTGTAGCGTTCGGTGATATGTTTAATGGTATCAAAATTGGGCGTTATGATGAAAATGGAAATGAGCTTGAAGAGTTTTTGGTACCATTATTATATGGTGGCAAAGAAAAATATGTTTCAAGGCTAGAAGGTGATCCTGAACTAGACAAAAAGGTTCAAATCACACTACCAGTCATGTCGTATGAAATGATAGACATGAGTTATGACGCAGGTAGAAAACTGAGTAACTATTTTCAAAATACAGGTGAAAGTGGAAACAACACAAAGCTTTCACTATACAATCCAGTACCATTTAATTTCAACTTTTCTTTATACGCATACGTTAGAAATTTTGAAGACGGTGCTCAACTGATGGAAAAAATACTTCCATATTTTACTCCAGGGTATACAGTTAATGTTAATTTAATACCTGAGATGAGTATCGTGAGACAAATGCCGATAGTGCTCAATGATGTAAAACATGAAATAGATTATGAAGGCGGCTATGACACGAATGTTAGAAGAATCATATGGACATTAGACTTCACGGTCAAAGGTTACCTTTATGGACCTATTAGAGAATCAAAAATCGTAAGAACCTCAATAACAAATATTTTAGATGACAATTCACTGTATGATAAAAATGTCATTATAAAGATGAATACAGGTGGTTTTGGTAATTACAAACAAAATGAGACAGTTTATCAAGGATATTCATTTGAAACTGCTACTGCTACGGGCACCGTGGTTGACTGGGTTGCAAACACGCGAAGCTTATTGATCAAAAATCCAAACGGGCATTTTATTACAGGTTCTAATGTCATAGGGATTTCGACAAACTCTACATGGACACCAAATACCTTTAATTTATCTACAGCAAATTTGGTCAATATAACTATTACTCCTAACCCTTCGAATGTTATTCTTCCAAATAACTATACATATACAACCGTAATAACTGAATTTCCAAATACATAAATGTCAAACTTTGAAAAAAATATGGCTGAAATTTTTGATGTGGTACCAGTCGAAAAACCAAATTTACCAGTCGCAAAACAAACACCAAGCACAGAAGGTTTAGAAATAGACCTAGATGCCGACTATCTAGAGTCTAGACAAACATACAAAGAGCTTATTGAAAAGGGCAATCAAGCTATTGACCACCTCCTTGCAATCGCATCAGAGACAGAACACCCAAGAGCATTTGAAGTTGTGGCCACACTCATTAAAAACACCACTGAGGCAAACGAAAAGCTTCTAACTATGCAGAAAATGATGCGAGAAATGAAAGGTATGAAATCTAATGATCAAAATAAAGTTTCTGTAGATAAAGCTATATTCATCGGATCGACTGCTGAACTGTCAAAACTTATAAAAGGTAAGAAATCTCTTGATGAATAAAGATTCTTATAGAGATAATCCTCTACTAAAACGTGCAGGAGTACAGCACAATTATACAGAAGAAGAGATTAAAGAATATATTACGTGTTCGAAAGATCCCGTTTATTTTGCGGAAAAATATATCAAAATCGTGAACGTTGATAA